TATAAATTAAAGTTAAATAAGGTTGAACCACTGAAGTAGAATCTCCAGTAAATGTAGCACTCATGTTGTGAGAGTGTGTATCGCCGCCTCCAGTGCTTCCAGTGTTTGAAGGGTTAGCGCCTGATTTAGGCCCTGGAGGTGTATTACCTGGGGAATTTATTGAGCCACCTCCTTGCGGGTGAGAATGTGAAGCCATTTCTGGAGTAGTTAGAGCGTGTGCACCTGTTGAACCAGCGATATTTCCAGTTGATGCTACGTTTTCTGCTCCCCCTGTTGAAGCTAATGCTTTTGTTCCAGATTTACCAATTGCAGTTTTATCCGAAATATCTGGAACGTTAAAAGTTGAAGACCCATCTCCTGCTCCGTAAGTTGTTCCAACTATTGCAAAAAGAGCAGAATAAGTTGTTCTTGAAACTGCCGCACCATTACATTCTAAAAAACCACTTGGTATAGAAGAGTCTGTCCATGGAACTATCGTAGCTGTCGGAATACCCTCGATACCTGTTAGGTTCCCTGCGTTAAAATTATATTTAGTTGCTTCGTAGTTTGACATATTCTCCTTAAGTTTTAATTATATAAATTACTGCTAAGTATGGTTGAATTACCGAAGTTGCGTCACCAGTAAAATTAGCACTCATATTATGAGAGTGTCCTCCTCCGCCTCCAGTGCTTCCTGTCGGTCCAGGGTTTTGGAATTTATTATTATAAGGCATTTCAGCACTATTTTCCACTCCTGGTGAACCTACTGTAGCAGGGTGACTGTGACCTGCTATTTGAGATGTAGTTAATGTTGCGTTAGCTGTTGTTCCTCCAACGTTTCCAGATGAAGAAACTGTGTTTGCTCCTCCAGTTGATCCTAATGCTTTAGAGTTTGATTTACCTACTGGTAAATTATCTTGTAAATCTGGAACGTTAAAAGTTGATGAACCATCACCTGCACCATAAGTTGTACCTACGATTGCAAATAATGCAGAGTATGTTGATCTAGAAACAGCTGCACCATTACACTCTAAGAAACCTGATGGAACTGAAGAGTCTGACCATGGAACAATAGTTGCAGTTGGAATACCCTCTATTCCAGTTATATTAGATCCATCATAATCGTATCTTGTAGCTTCGTAATTTGACATTCTTTTACAAAAAAAACTAAGAACTATATGAAGTTGGTCTAGCTCCTAGTCTTTCTATTTTCTCCTCTGATGTTTCGCCTTCGACGTTATTATCGTCCCAAGCTGATTGAAGATTTAAAAGATGAGCTGAATCCCATTTATCGATAAAATCTTGAAAATTTCCTAAATTAGCATCCGCCCAACTTGAATGGGGAGTAGTATCTCTATATTCTACTTCATCACTTGTAACTGATGTTCCATACTGAACTGCCCAAATATTAGAAAATTTTGATTGATTCCAAAACGTATCATCATCATCGATAACATAAAAAGTACCAGCAGCATCTCCTGCTTGTTTAACTATTGTCTTATCATCAAAAATTACACTCCATGTTGCGTTTGTAGCCATTCTTATTTCTCCGTGTAAGTCCACCCTGTTGTAGCGTCACCTGAATATACTAATTCAAGTCCTGCACCTTGTGTATTAACAACAAGGTCAGATGCACTATTTGCTATGTTAGAACCATTTCTACCAATAGTAAGTGCGTTAGTATTAAAATCATATCCTTGGTCTACGAAAGATACCGTATCCCCAGTGCTTGGCGAGGCAGGTAGCGTAATTGTTACTGCGCCACCATTTGTATTTACTAAAAGTTGAGCTCCAGCTTGAACTGTTTCTGCTGCTGATACTGCTCTCCAATTTCTTTGCTCAGATAATTTTACAACGTTTGTACCATCAGAATATAATACGTAGTTATTACCTTCACATAAAAGCACACCTGTGCCTGATGCTGTTTTAAAAGTTAAAGTATTTCCTGCATGATCACATGCGTTTTGAACATTGTAAACTTTTTCAATTCCATCTGGAATGCTGACTGTTCTAGTTCCAGCTAAAGTTCCTGTTAATTTAATAACATCGTTTTTACCATTTGAAACTGCACCATTAGTAAATGTTAAAGTTCTGTTAGCATTGGTTAAATTAAATGTTGTAAAACCACCAATAGCTTGTTCTAAAATTAATAAGTTTGTGTTTGTAATTTGACCCCAAGTTCCCGAGTTTTCACCGGTTGCTTGTACTGTAAGCTTTAGGTTAGCAGATGTTGAATTCGCCATATTTTATTCCTTGTGTGTTCATTTTATTAAAATATTGAGTTTGTGTCAAACTCTTTATGCAGCCACCTCTCGCCATCCTGGAGGTGTTATAGGCGCTGAACCTGTATCGACTTCGTTCCAGATCAGAGCATTACCAGATCCTTGGTTTATAGTCAAGCTTAAACCTGTAACTTGTATATCAACATGAATATTAATATTAAATGCTGAAGATAGTTGATTATTTAAAGGTAAACCAGTTACCGCTACTTCTTGACTAGGTACCGCTGTAACTGTTCCTAAACCTGCAGTTAATGCTATTCCTGTAGGAGATGCACCTGCTCCAGCTAGACCTAAAGCAGTTCCTACAGTTGCTGTCATTTGTTGACCAAGTGCGTTCGCATCTGGTGCAGGATCTAAATTTCCTAAAGTTGCTTGTGCTACATTTAAAGTGTTAAGAGTTAAAGATGCTGTACCCGTTGCACCTAATGTGCCAGCAGCAGCTGTCATTGAAATACCTGTTACATCAACGTTTGCAAACTGACCTTCAACGCCCCATGCGTTTACATTCCATTGTTGTCTACCCCAACCTGTTTGGTTAAATGCTTCTAGAGTTCCAAGACCCATAGACATTGCATTACCAGTAGCCATTGCATCGGGACCAGCATCTGCTGTTCCTAAAGCTCCGGTTAGTGGGAAACCACTTGGAAATACTTTTGTTTGAATATCGATTGTTACACCGTTAAGTGTTGTTGTAAGAAGTTGATTATTATTTGTAGATGGACCAGTTGATGTATCGATTATAATAGTTTCGTTACCTAATGCTGCTGTTAAAGCATTAACTAACTCAGATGGATTAACGTTAGATGCAACGCCCCAAGAATTATCTCCCCAGTTTTTTCCACCCCAACCTGCATTTATTTCTGCATCGATTGTAACAGAGTTTAACGCCACTGTCATGGCGTCTTCAGGTGTAACAGGAGTTACAATTTGACTAGGATTACCCCAAGATCTTTGGCCCCAAGCATCTCTGCCCCAACCTTGTTCTACAGTTTGGTCAGTGGATACTATACCTATTCCAAAAGCTGCAGCTATCCCTGTAACAGAAACGTCATTATCGACTCCTGTTCCCCAGGATCCTGTGTTCCAGGTATTTTGTGACCAACCTGCCATAGGAGTTTACCTCCTACTTAACCAGAGATTCTTAAAATCGCTGCGGTTGATGTATTAGCCGGAAACTGAATTGTGAAAACTCCAGATGTAGCTGTTTTATCTGCTCCAAAATCTAAAACTGCCACCGCCGCGTTAGAGAACGATGTGTTGTAGATTAATGCTCCTCTAGCAGTAATAGTAACTCCAGTGAACGATCTGTCCGCGAAGTCTACTCTTGCCACACCAGCTGTTAATGAAGTTGCTAAGTTAGTTAGAGCCCCACCACCTGCAGTATATTGTCCAGAGTTTGGAACCTCATTAGTAGGTGCGCTAGTTAACAAAGAAGTTGTAGCTGAGTTTAGAGTTGCTGAAGAAGTATAAAGAGCTATTTTAAATTTATCACCAGAAGGCGCTGCAGTAAAATCCATATCACCATCTAATAATTGTTTTTTAAAAGAGTTTGCAATTGCTTGTGTTATAGCCATGTTTATTTTCTCCTATTTACCTATACGAGGAACACCACTTTGATATTCATCTCGTCTTCTTCTTCCCATTTGTTCTATTGAGAAGCCTTCTACTGCTTGTTTATACTTTCCTTCGTATAATTGCAAGAGATCATTTGGCCCCTTTAGAAAACTATATGCCTCAACTAGACATGCATACAAAAGTCCGTTGGGAAAAAACTTACTTAAGTATGTTTCAGCTTTTGTACTCGATAATCCTTCTGGTTTCAAGATATAATTTAACTGAATATTGTATGTTTGGTCTGGTGTAGGAGCTACTACTATTCTAGTTTCGTCCCAGTTACTGTAGTATTTTGGCACTCCTTGAGTTCCTAAATTATTAAATTCAGACATAAAACTTGTATCTCTATATTGTAAAAATTCTCTATCATTAGCTACTCCAACCCCTGCAGAATCTATGATCTGAGCAGATCTAATAACTAACAAATCCGTAGGTGTATCTATGAATCTAGTTCCTGCTATTAAATTAGCAAAAACATATCTTCTATTATTATCAGAATCTACATCTCTTAAAATTCTAAATTCTGCATTTTCAATAAATCCATTGACAATTGTAGAAGTTAAAACATTTGCATCAACTTCTGTATAGTCTCTAATTTTTTGTACTAACTCTGTATACGTCATGTTATGCTTATTGTAACCTCCCCTACATTTATTTGTGCTTCTCTTCTACTATTTATTTTTCCTGGATCTTCAGGAACCATACTATTATTACTTAAATCTCCAAAAGCAAAATCTCCAGGTAAAGTTAAATTAGCTACCATGTTACCACCACCAATTTGATTAGGTGGAAAATTTTGAGGTCTTGCTTGTTCTAAACCTTGTGGGTCAGCTACAAAAGGTTTTGGCTCTAATTGTGGTTGCTTTGGTTCGTATTCTGACACGTGAACAAATGCACCATTCCATTCAGTAACCATTTCTCTCCACGGAAATGCTTGACCACTTCTATCTGATATTGCTAATGCGTATTTCCCTTTTGCGTATTTAGCCATTATATCTCCGGATAATAAGTTTTAGGTGAAATGTAAACACTCGCTGGTGATCCATCTTCTTGTAATGCTCTTTGTAATTCATCTTCATAATACAATTTCATCTCTTGAGTTCTTTGAGGAGCTTTTTTCATAGAGATATAATAAGTTAATCCTGCACACATACAAGGTACAAATCTGTTAACAACGTCTGCTTCGTTAGTATATTTACCTGCATCTTGAATTCTTTTTACGTAATAGAAATAAATAAATTTACCAGCCTGCGTATCACCTGGTGTTAGATACAAAGTTATTGTAACTTTATCTATAAATCTTTGCACAAAGTATTGTGATGGTTGACCTGTAGAACTTTTGTTAGAAAAAGCTTGATATTGTGATCTGTTGATTTTTGACAATGGTGTGTCCACATCACTTTCGTTTCTGAAACTAGCTTCAAGAATATCAGAAACCATATCAACAAAATTTGTAACTGCATCTGCAGATGCATGGCCTGCAGCTGTGGTTCCATCAGCTCCACGATCAGAAGCTGAACATAAAATATTATTCCCTGAAATAGAAGTGTAAGTAATTACTTCACTGTTAATTCTAATTTTACCTGTAGGATTCATATTTTTTGTAGAAGCCACAGGTATAGTTGTAGCAGAAGATGAAATACCGGAAGTTAAAGTTGTAGTTATTCCGTTTGCGTTTCCATCAGATGGTGATCTAAATAATGTGTATTCGTTTTTACCAGACTCTAATGTGATTGCTGTTCTTGCAACTTCCCAAAAATGCAAACCTCTATTGTCCCACTCTTGAAACATTATATTTAAAGAACGTCTAGCTGATCTTAAATCATTACCAGAGTAATCAAAAAATCCTAATCTTTCATAAGACTCAGTTATAATATCATCGATCGAGAGAAATTTCTCGAATGTAGTTGTGCCCGAAAAAGCCACGTAAACCTCCTACGAGTTGCTTCCGCCACTATGAAACACAGTTAACTTCGTAACCTGCTCTGTAGTGAAAACAGAATTAAGATTAGTTTTAAATAGAATAGGTGTAGGGAAAATTACAGTTTTACTTTCCGCTACTGCACCATGATCTATTTTAACTTTAGAAGTTGTTCCATCTTTTAATTCTATTGTTCCTGCAGTCGCTGTTCCAACATAATGTATCCCGTAAGCTCTAGTTCTACCCACTTGAATAGTTTTAGCTTCAGTAGTTACGTTGCTGGCTACGCCGTCTTGTGTAGATGCAAATGTTGTCATTTTTTCTCCTTAAAATTTTATGTGGGCCCGAAGGCCCACATTAATTATTTATTACGCGTCTGCGAATGGTGTTTCAATTGTACTTGAACCGATCATTAAAGAATCGTGAACAAGGTAAGCGTTAGTGTCGATAGCAGTGACTTTCACCACTGAACCAACAGCACCACCTTTTGTACCACCATTAAACGTCATAACATCGTTTGATGAACCATTAGGCACAAATGCTTTTTTAGCTCCATCGTTAACACCAATTAAAATAGCACCTGTGAATAAATCACCTGCACCTGTTGTTTTGATATCAACATCAGTAGCTGCTGTTTCAAAAAAGAAATAGAAACTTGCACCAATGTTATTTAAGTTGTTTGGATCGCTACCTGGACCTGCAACAGCAGAATCTGCAGTCGTGTTGATAGCAGGTAAAGTAAACTTACCATCAGCATCGTTTAAAAGCAGAATTCTACCAGCATGTTCTTGCACAGTTAAATTTGTGTCTGCAGTTAGTGATTTAGTCATTCCTGGTCCTATGTTGATAAAACCGTTCTTCGATCTTACCGGACCATCAAATGTAGTATTTGCCATAATTATATCCTCCTAGTTTTCTGAATGTAGTCTCTAGGCCGTCGACTATACGCGTCTACATTCTAATTAATTGTATAGTAATTAATTTATACACTAGTTTTTACTAGAGCGCAAGAGAGCCTGTGATGTGGATTGGTTTTTTCCAACGATGTAGCTTTTTATTAAGTAGCTACAGAAACTTGAGGAGCCGCATCGTCTATCTTGTTCTGTGCAGTAGCTTTTTCTGCTTCTGCAAGTTTGATCTGGCTAATTACTTCTCTGACTTTTCTGTCAATCTTAACCATATCCAGAGTATATTTACCCTGTTTAAGATGCTCCTGCTCCCATTGAAGATCTAGTCCCTTCTTCTGTGTATAAAGGGTCTCCAGATGTTGCATTATCGCCTCCATCAATAACCTCCTCATAGGTTATTCTATTTATTCTTGGATCGTGCATTTCTCCAAGATATTCCCATTTTATATCACCTTTTCCCAATTTGTCAACTATAGCGTTTTCTATATCTTTGGGTCCTTCCATGCAGTTAATATTTA